CTGGACGAACTCCACGCCAAGAGTTTTGGATTTGCTGCACACGGGAATCTTGAGGTTGAATATATTCACCTGTTTTAACCCAATGATGATGCACATCAAGAACTATTGCCATTTTGTCAGCAAGTTCTAGCACTGCATCCACACCCCAAGTTGTTTCATCATTTTCAATAGTGATTAGATTGCGTGCTTCGGGAGAAAGTTTGTGCCATGCTGCCAGCATGCCTGCAGGCCCTTGACGACCACTGATGTGAATGTTGATTTTATAACCGTGATCATGCCATTTACTGCCATATCCCATGGCTCGTGCAACATCAACATGATATTCAAACTCTGCGATGCTACGAGCAACAACATCTTCACGATCGCTTGCCATGCAAACAAACTGACCAGGATGTTGGCTGAGTCTAATGTCGTATAGCCTGGCAAGTTCACCTAGCTTGGCTAACTGAGCTTGCCAACGTGCTTTAACATCTGGTAGTTGCCAAAAGTGCTGCCATGAACTTTCTGTGTATGCTGGCAACATTTCACTGCCTAGACGAATCTGCCTGAGATTAACAGGCCAAGTTTTCATGATTTCAAATACACGAGCATATGCGTGACAGTTGTGAACAGCAATCTCCATGAGGCGTTCATATGCACGGTCACGTGGTTGACGGTTAAGCCACGCAATGGTTGTGCTAGTGGCATTCAGTTGTTTGACATCTTGATTGGGAAGATAGGGAATAAACTTACAGCAGAAACCCATGCGGGGCACGGTCATAAAACACCTATTGTAATTGCCAAGTTCCTTGATCTACTACGATATCTTGATAAGTCAAGATAAAACTCATAGCATCTTGGCGAAACTGAAATCCCATCATGATTCCCAAGTTGGGATAGATTATAACATCACCTTGGCAGTTAGCCTCACACCACCGTCGTATTTCAAAAGGTTGGTTTTCCTCAACAAAAAATCCCAACTTGCACCAAGCAGGAAACCACTTGTTGGGCACTAAGGGACCTTGACGGAAATCGTGATTTATCATGTTGCTGGGCAAAAGCCAAATGTTTTCAGGCTGAGATTGAAAATCTTTCAGATCATAAATCCAAATAAATCTCATGCTTTAACCCCATTTCATCAAAAACATCATGAGATCATGCTCAGTGGCAAAACTCACATGTGTTTGCTGATATGTAGCATTGTGATCTTGTCTAAGTATTCGATATAAGTCTTTAACAGAATTTCCATAAGGATTACAAGCTTTAACAAAGTTTTGCCAAGGCTTAATACAGTAACTTAGCTTGTCATCTAAAATAATAACATGAGGAGTTGTGATATTGTCCACAACTACTCCCATGTCATTTTGGCCCAAAATGCTATTTGATCGTCCCTAAACTCAATGCCCTTCATGTAATCTCGACCAGGCCAATATATTCCCATGTTTCGTTTAACCACATGCCATGAGCTTTGTGGTCCATGGCTGCGACCAAGATTTTGCCTACACCATGTGGCCATTTCTTGAAACTTTTTGGCATTGCCAGGAAACACCTGGTTAGATTTTTTCACCCGGCTCCCATCCCCTAAGTCTCACAAACCTTGGAAACCGCAAGCTGTAAACATCGCTGTTTTGGCTTTTGGTAATAGCATCAGTTTCCACTTCACCAATAACACCTGCTAGCTTGTCACGATAGGCCCAAAACTCGTCACGTTGCTTTTCGGTATAACCACCACCCACACTGACTGTAATTTCTTTGTCGTCATGTGAGCCCTTGAACAAAATTGCTCCCATGGTATTAGCAAACTTTGTTCCCGGAGTTCCTGGCTCCACTTGCACAATCTCAAGATCCACAGTGAAAAACGGCTTCTTCTTGAGCCAAGCAAAGTTGCGCTTGGTGGTGTAAGCAGCTTGCGGATCTTTTATCATGATGCCTTCAAAGCCCAGTTCCAGGGCTTCGCGATTGAACTCGCGATAAGTTTCTTGCCCTTGAGCAGTATCAAGATCCACCGTGAGCTTGGGAATAACGTAAATCTTGCCTTGGCTTTGACCTTCCAAAAAGCCACCTAGACCAACTAGAATGTCATGTCGGTCTTGCTGAGAAATTTCACACCGACCTTTCCTAAAGTCTGCAAGAGGCACTATGTCAAACAGTGCTAGATGTGCATCGCTTGTGTCCACATTGCTTTTGCGGTTGACTTGTGTCATGAGGCTTTGAAAGTTGGCACTGACCACTTCACCGTCAAGAACCACACTGTGTTTCAAGCGCGGCAGCAAGCTAGCAAGCCATTGGGAAATTTGCGGAAAGTTGTCGTTTAGTTTGCCGTTGCGGGTGTATTGAGTGACAGTTTGTGTTTCCACATCCAGCACACTGAGCAGTCGCACGCCATCTAGCTTGTGATCCAACATGCGAACACCTGTAATACGATGTTCGTGATCAACACCATCTTCAGCAAGCTGACAGCTGAATACAGGAATAATATAGGGCTGTGCAAGAGCACCTTGAGCTTTCAGCACTTTGTTGATTGTGGTTTCAGTTACCCCGCAACGAAGATCTTTCAGCAGCACACGGCGATAAAAACCATTCCACATGTCTCGGCTGCTGCCATCAGCCGCTTGGCTGATAGCGTCGCGAGCAGCGTGTCCAGTTAGCTCACGCCTTGCAAGCTTGCCCACAAGCTCTTGAAAATCCTGCCAGGAAAAGCTGGCACGAAACCCCGGAGGATCAGCATCAACTAGCTGTGGGACCTTTTTCACGCCAAACGTCATCAAGCTGTCGCAAGCCCACTGCGCACCTTGAAAAAACTCCGTGATACCCGCTTGCCAAGCGTCGCGAAGCAAGCGCTCTTTGTCTAAGCGACTGTTGGTTTGCTCAAGAGCTTGAACTACGTCGTGGGCCGTTTTCATGTGTTACACTTTCTCCTTGGCTGTATTGTAACACACCGTCAAACGGCATGCAAAACATGGGTATTAAGGCTAGGCGCATGCTCAGCAATCAACTCGCGCTCGCGAGCATGGGCAGGCTTCTTGCCACGAACCACTTCCAGTGCTTTCACCGTGAAGCTGTCAGCCCCATGCTCGCGGATAGCTTGACACAACCGCCATGCATGAGCTTCCTTGTTGGCACGATTCACATGCTTGAGCCACCGACGCCTCACGCTAGCAGCCACTCGACCTTGATCAACCACAGTTACACCAATGTAGGTATCCTCACCACGCTGGATGATGTAGATCACATGGCGTGTGTCGCAACGCCGTTTACGTCGTGTCGTGCTAGCGTTCATGTGGTCAATCTAGCACACGTCACCGGAATGTCAACCAAAAATTTCACAATTTTTGCCTGTAGCTAGACAGCTTGACAGGGCATGAACCGCACGACAGACAGTGTTTTTCCGCTAAGTTGTTGTTTTTACAGCTTTAGCATCTCATGTTAAACCGTTGATATCATGTGCTTGGTATGATCTTACTGATTTTTTCCAGCTTGTCAAACTTTTTTGGTTGACAAACTTGCTGAACATGCTAGATTGAGCTTGTAACAGCAGAGGCTGACATGACCAACTTTACTCAGGATCAGATAACTGAGATTGTTGCTGAAGCTCGCAAGCAAGCTCGCGTAGCTGCCGAGCAGGCGCTGGCCCAGCATGGTGATCGCGATGCATGCGGATTTGCTTGGTGCTCAATTTACAATATCAAGGGCAACACCCGCTTGGGCAAGATGCTCAAGGCCGCTGGCTTGCGGCAGAGCTGGGATCGCAGCTGGGAAATTTGGAACCCCAGTGGATTGAGCGTGCAAAGTGTGGGAGTGCTGGAAGCAGGCGCCTCTGCTGCTGCTGGGGTTTTCCGGCAGCATGGCTTTGAGGCTTATGCCAACAGTCGCTTGGATTAAGGGAGTTAATAATGTTTTGGTTCATTCTGCTCATGGCTGTGGTAGCGGCTGTGTGGGGACTTGGCATAGTAGCTAGCATCGTGGGCTACTTTTTCCTGTTCCTGGGCCTTGGCGCTGCTGCTATTGTGGCTTTGATTGTAGTTGGCGCTCTACTGGCAAATAGGTAAACAACATGAATGTTTGGGACAAGCTCAACCACAATCTCTACAGCAATCAAGATCCTTATCCCGCAAAGCCTCAAAAGCCGCGCATTGGCGCCCGAGCAAGTGCTGAAGAATATCGGGCGCATGCTGATGCGCTGGAAGCATATGAGCTAGCACATAAAGAGTTCCGAGCACAAGCACAAGCTTGGCAGACCCGTAGCGGCGAACTGGAAGCTGAGTTCAAAAACGACCTTGAAGCCCATTACGACATGACAGGGCAT